CTTCTTTTTGTTTTGTTTTAAAATTATAAGTGTGACAAACAGCACACAGATGTACTCGGCAAAGCCTTTCCTCACGCAAATGCGCGCCGCACGAATGCGATCTGTGTATTTAACATACAAGTGAACGCACCAAAGTGCATGACATATTTTCGATATGTGATTAGGCGTAAGGATTGGGAATAACGATATTCTGCAATCCGACGCCAAGGTATTGAAGCTCAAAATTTTCCATAGATAAGTAAAGATTGATATCAACTGTGTCTGAACAAGTTTCAGGATACGTGAGTGGGTTCAGAACCACCAACGACCATGCGCCCATGCAAAACTGCAAAAGCTGTGTGCCAATCCCATGATAAACGGCCAAAGACTCTCGATCAGAACGATACGGCACAACAATGCGAAAGGTACTAGTAGTAGCACCAATATCCATCGTGTGCGCATATTGACTGAGAGCGCCTGTGGTCGTAGTAGGATTGACAAGATTGCCATATTGTGTGCAGAAAGCGAGCTTTGCTGTATGATAAGGTGTTGCAACAATCTCGAAGGTGTATACAAGATCACCCTTCCAATAGGTGAAAGGGAGCACAGCATACTCCATTGATGTGACGGGCTGTGTAACCGGGACCGAAGCACGCAGCAAGGCCGGTGTGGGTGCAAGATAGCCTGCAGCGACCTCAGCACCAACACCAATAGTGCCCCGAAAGAAATAAGTCCCATAAAAACTAGGCCTAGAGATGAGATGTCGAAGTGAAGTCTCATCAGTTCTAGTACCAGTATCAGCGGGACCAACAAATCTCGGCCGAGGGGCAACATCCAAATACCTCGTCTGCTCAACCTGCTCAAGCATTGCAAGATCCATCCACGAGGCAGCAATATTAGTCACAGGTGCACCAGCTGCTGCCCCCCTAGAGAATTCAACACCTTTCCTCTTAGAAGGCTTTGTGACCAGGTCTTCAGAAATGATCGCAGACTCTTTCGACTGAAAACCCCCTTGCGACACATATTCAAGCTCATCCTTCCTCTCCAAGTGACCAGTATCCGGGTCGTTAACCTGCCTGAGCACCTGAAAATCCGGGTCCGGATAAGACACAAAAACCGTGATGGGGACAGAACGTTGTGAAGCATCTGCACCCACCCTCAGCTGGTTGAAAACTGAGAGGGTGAGAACACCAAGGTTACTGTTAGCCCCATCAGGAATACGAATATATGTCTGTGGAAAGACAAAAGGAATGGTGATCGTTGCCGATTGAGACGAACCAGCAGGAATCTTGACATGCATTCCAAACACTTGTGATGTTCTGGACCCACTAACGTACTCATTGACCTCAGCAGCATTGAAGGCAAATGGTGTCCAATATAAAACCAAAGCCCCTTGCATGAAAGACATACTCTGAGTCTGCACAGTGAGACACACTGCACCACGCCAATATGTGAAAGCATCAAAGGCAACAGCGTTCCGACCAAGGATGAGATCAAAAGGAACACGCCATTGCTTAATGACGAAATTTATGGGGTTGGTGTCATCCCAAATATACCGGCCCTCGTACTGCGGCCTCATCGCAATGTCCCGAAAACTGATGCCACTCTCCAAAGATGCTTCCCTATCCTCCTGAACGTAAACATCCCGTGAGTGAGCAGATGAATCAGTAATTGTCTCCTGTGACATAGTTACACCCACCGCATTCATTTGGGAAACGTATGGCATCTCCCTACGCTGTGGTGTAAACTCAACAGAAGTGGTCTGTATATTAGGAACTTCACGACAGAAACTCATGTCAAAGTTATCGGACATGGCACCCCAAACGATTGCATTAGGGTCAGCAGCAAAGGGTGTCACAATAACAACACCAGCACTATGCATGGGAGAATTAGGTGCACTGCGAGGCATGGCAAGAATACGAAAAGAACTCACACAAGGTGCAGTGACATGCGTGTACCCAAGGCCAGCTGCATAGGCATTTGCCGCACAACCAGGGGTCCCCAACGGACTGCTCCTTTGAAACTCAAACCCAGTTCCAAACGCAACAGCTTCAGCAGGCCCAGGTGCATATGTAATGCCCAAAGCTTGAGAATGTCGTATCATGAGTTTAATATCACCCCAATAATAAGTGTATAAAGCAGCATAATAACGTGCAAGGCCAGCGTTTCCCTGACCAAGATCAAGCAAACGCGAGGTGTAAATGGGCTCAAGGACAGGCAAGCCAGCAGCAACGACAAAATAACGTTTCCCAAAATCAAGCACACTAGCACCCGGGCCAAACGTGCTCTGCTTGAGGTCAACACCAGAAATGGAAGCAGGCTGAACTTTAACATTGTCAACTGTAGGTGTGACATTGACATCAAGGATCTGGTCGACAACAAGCATCTGTGAGACCAAAACACAATCACCTTGTAGAAAGTAACTAGTGCCAAGCGCAACAATAGCGCTATAATCAGTCCCAGTTTTATCAACGCCCGATGTCACAACAGGAACCAACGGCACAGGTGCTACAACCTTCCGTTGCTGAACAGGCCTCCTGACATTGAACTGACCAACCAACGCCTCATCAAGAAGTTTAAAAACACGTGGTTGAACCTTAGCCACGATACCTTTAACAGTCTTGAAAGTGGCAGGTCCGCGCGTAGGTTCATACTCAAGAGGCAAGGGGTCAGCACCACCCCAAAACAACTCACAACCCCAATACCGTCGAACAGTCCACCAATCGACCAGAGGTTCATGAATATCAACTTGAGCCAAAGTGTCAAACATCCGCTGACGAAGAGCATACCAATCCTCCCTAGTGTAACCAACACACCTAGTGAGGACTGAATTGCAATTCTGAACAACCGCCTGAATGGGAGGTTGACCATCCCTAATCCATTTCAGAGAATTGAACAGATCAACCTGGTCAGGAACGGCAATGTAACGAATGCCAGGCGCATACGAAAACTCGTCAGAAGTGGCATCACGTGTGCGCAACTTCAAAAATTGTAGATCACATATCTCACGATACGTATCAACTGCTGTGACAACCCTCTTGTCCGCTGTTGTATACGTGATACCAAACTCAGCCAAGGCAAGGGAAACAGTGTATTGATTGTAGTAATCCTTAATCGTGTCAGCAACAGTCACAACATGATCATCAGAATAAACTTTCATACGTACCAGGCGATCAAATGACAGCATATTGGCAAATTTAGGAACTTCACTCTTACGCATGATAGTGAGGTAAGTCATGCGCAACAACATCTGTGACATAAAATTCCCTGCCAAGACAGTTGTCCCAACAAGACCAGATTTAAGCCCACCAAGACCACTGTAAACAGTGTTGCCAACAATGAAAGTTGTGTTAACAACAACCCTCATGAGACCAGCACGCACAGTTGCATCTCCCTCATCAAACTCACCATAGCGCCGATACCAGCGGTTGACAACGTGGAGCAACCCTTCCGTGAATTGATGATTCCATTCTCTCTCAAACTTCTTAAAGTCACCATCAAAACCGAAACCACCAGCATGCTTGAGGTAACGAATCATAATGTCCCAACCAGGTGAATTGACAGAAACACCAACAGCAGAGGAGGTTCGATCATTGGTTAAATGAAGAAAACTGATGAAAGCACCAAAATACCGTCTCATGAGTATACTGTGATGAAGTGGAAAACACCAAAGGCCGCGTGTGGCACGGTCAGCAATCTTAGCAGGCTTGCGAAGTTCATCCTTATTGAAGATGATCAGAAGAACTTCATGCTCTTGCCCACAAGAAAGACTACCATGATACTCATCGAGTGACCGACGCAAACGAATATCAGCAACATTGAAATTTCCAGAGTCACCATCGATGAGAGGTCGCTTGCCGAGCACACCAGCGAAAGTGTTGAACGGATAACCAGCACAAGTCGACATATTCATGGGTTTAAGACCAAGAAACTGACTACCTGACACACCATTCAACGCCTCCTCCTCAGTGAGAACGCGTGCGGGATACCCACCAGAAACAGCATCATACTCCTCAGCAACAGCATTTCTGCACATCTCAAAATCATCAACATCAAAAGGGTGTGAGACATAGGAATCACACTGACCACGATTAAGCTCCAAAATCTGCAACTCCAAGGCATTGAGATCACACCGTGGATCATCAGGTGAACCAAGTAATGCAGGCTGTGCGACAACCGAGCGTGTGAGTTCGGTGTCAGAAATGGGACTCAAACGATAGCTGGTGGTACAAGGC